AAAGGCAAGAAAGGTTTGAATTTATCTGGTATTGCATCAGGTTTATATCTTGCTAGTACGTTCATAGCATAGAATACTGAAGAAACTGTCTTAGGCGTTGGTATAGGGGCATCTGATTGACATATTTCAATGAACTTCATCGATGCTTCAAATGCAGGATTTTCTTTTATACTGTCTGGTATCTTTAATCCACTAATACTAGGTGGTGCGCCTCCCCCTTTGCCTTTACTAGAAATATTAATTGTGTGATTTGTAGATGCGTTTTTAATCGCCGCAAAACTGTCAGCAATATTTGTGTTAGCCGCACTTGGGAAGTTGATAATTAAATCACTAACACTACCACCCAACCATTCTTCAAAACTTCTACGTCTTGGAAAACGTGATGTACCTTCAATTAATGCTAGTACTCCCAGATACTCTCCTGCATAATCATGTATAGATGCTCTGATCTTAGGAGGAACGTCATCAGGTATAATTGGATTCTTGCCTTCCATAATATCAATAGCCATTTGTACTACAACTTTACCATACTCAGTAGAGTTTAGTGAGTCATTAGTAACGATTTCTTGACCTAGTTTACTTGCTGGAATATCTTTATCTGTAATACCAATTTGAGATGGTTTGAGTACTGCGGTTTCTTTACCTACTTCTTCTGTAGATTCACCTTCGTCTTGTCCTACTATTGCTTGTCCACCTAAATCCGGTGTCTTTAATAACTTACTAATCGGTAACTCTTCACCAGTTTCTAGTTTAATTTTAATCGTTTCTGCAATTACTGCTTCTCTATCTACAGTATAAAAGGCCATACCCGTACGAATCATCTCAATAAATTTGTCAAATCTTTCCTGATACTTATTGATTTGACTGGCACTGAGAGTAACGTCTTCTAGTAAGTTTAAAGTGTTTCTGATATCCGTATTCATAGTACTATTTATCAGCATTTTTTAAGACACTGGTGCTCAAACCACTTGGCTTGCTTGTGTACAGTTTTTAATGACAAGCCATAACTGTTGATTTTTTCTCTGTGTTTAAAAAATGAAGGTCCGTGAGACATAATAGGCTCCCAACCTTTTTTGACTCGTTTGACTCCGTCGATGTCCCATTGATATTGATGTGCCATTTCATGTGCAAGTGTATCAATAAACCACAGTCTACAAAACCACTTATCACTAAGTTGTATCTCGCAACATGATGTAGTCTTTAATGGGCGAGGTTTTCCTGCGTCACTACAACACATTGCCCACCATGACTGTCTAGCATGAAATGAAAAATTTGGCATGTTAAGTTCGTTATTAAAACATGTAGCATTTAATACTCTCCATGTTTTACGTGCTACCCATTGATTAGGTCTAAAAGGCAATCTCTTTTGCTGAGAGATTGTAGGTAGTTTTTCGTTTATCCAAAAGTGCAGTAGACGTTCTGCTTTTTCCTTTTGCATCTCTGTTACTCCTCTGTGTATTAATTTATTTATAAAATAAAAATGTAAAAATAAAAATTTCGACTGTCTTCTGCACATAAATACAATGTAAAATAAATTCCAATAGGAGAAAACATGGAAAATTTAATACCTGTAATCATAGGTGTAGTGGCAGTCGCCGCAGTATATCACATCTTCTTTAAGGATGACAAGAAGAAAGATAGTAAGCCAAGTTATGGTGTGCCGGTTTCTGAGAAAAATCAACCGAAGAGAGGACCTGGTTCTACTCCGAAGAAGACTTCTCAAAAGAAGAAACCTGCTACTGCTAAGAAGGCGGCTCCTAAGAAGACTGCTAAAAAAGCCGCACCTAAGAAAGCGGCCCCAAAGAAGTCTGCCCCTAAGAAAGGTTCAGCAAAGCCTAAATTACAAGTTAAGTAAGGCTTACATAAATGATCGATATCGGGTTTGATGTAATCAGTGATCTGTATTTGGAACCTAACGACTCGTTTAATTGGCATGATAAACCTACTAGTTTATATTGTATATTGACGGGAAATATTAGTTCTGACATGCGAACGGTAACTCAAACGTTGGTGCATTTGTCTCAGCAATATCAAGGTGTATTCTTTACTCCTGGTATGCTAGAATATGAGTCAGCAGATGAGATCAATAGTAGAACTTCTGAGTTAGTTACCCTAGCACAGAAGGTACCTAACATCGTTATACTACACCACAACATTGTGATTGTAGACGGTGTTGCTATTATTGGATCTAACTGTTGGGAAACTGCACATGAACCCGGTACTTCTATATCCATAGATGATCTCAAATATAATCAATATCGTTTAGATGATATGGGTTTCTTACATAAAACAATTGAAAAACTCCAAAGACATTTAGATGTCAAAAAAATTGTTATTGTAACAAATGGTGTACCAAATGAAAATTGTTACTTTGGTGAAGTACCTGAATATGTTGCACGACAAACTCCCCTAGATACTGTATTAAATGCTGATTCTGAAAGTAAAGTCACTCATTGGGTGTATGGTTCATACAACAAGCCTGTTGAAGCAACTTTGATTTTACCTCGTAAAGAAGATATTCAAGCAGTTAGCAATCCGATATTAGAAAAGAATATCAAACAATTCAATCCTAAAAGAATAACTCTAACAGTTTAAGATTCTGCTTCTACTTTGATTTGAAGTGGATAACCCTTTGAACGTGCTTCTAGTGTTACTTCGATGCCTTTTTGTTCTGCAATTTCATAAGGTAAAACTGCTACCGTAGCCGCGCCGTCTCTGTGAATGTCGGCTGTGATATTAGATGCGGTATCTGGGTTGTAAGAAAAATACTCACATAAAGTGTCAACAACAAACTCCATTGTAGTTACTTCATCGTTGATGTAGATAACTTTAAACAAAGGTGGTTCCTGCAAAGCATGATTTGGCTTGATTTTGCTTTCTGTCGTTGTTTCAAATTCTTGTGTCATAATCGTTCCTTGGTTTAGAGTGAGTAAAGTGTGCGTAGCCGAAACTACGCACAACATACCTCTATTATATTATTTATCAGAGGAGATGTCAATAGTTCTGGGTTTGAGTTCCTCAGGTAATTGACGTTCTAAGATAACTTTTAAGATTCCATCTGTCATCTTAGCATCTTTCACGTAAACGTGATCTGCTAATGTAAATGATCTCTCAAAGTGTCTTGCACTGATTCCTCTGTGCAAATACTCCAGTTCATCATCAACATCTTCTTTTACTTTAGATGCGATTTTTAACTGATTTTGATCTACTTCGATAGAAATACTGTCTTTACTAAACCCTGCGACTGCAAGTTCGATAACATAATTGTCATCGTCATGCTTAACTACATTGTAGGGTGGATAGTTATCCTTCCCAGCAACTGCGGCTAGTCTATTAAGGTCATTAAAGATCGAATCGAAACCGATTCCAAATTTATGTATTGAGGGTATATCTAAAGATTTTAGATGTAAGGCGGTTGGTATATTGCTTGTCATAATATTCTCCTTTTTAAAGCAAGATTAAAGTTTGGACCCTTTCGGCATCCATGTGAATAAGAAACCTATCTTTTTCACATAACTATTTATCATTATATAATGACAAATTAGATTTTTTCAAGTGTTTTATCTACGAAAGTTTTGCGGCTTCGCCCATTTAGATATTTGTGATTGTCTTTTCTGTTCTCTTTTGACTGCAATTGCTTTTGCTATTTTACGTTTCTGTGAAGGCTTTTCGTAAAACTCATTCTTTTTAATATCTAAAAGCAACCCGTCATTTGATACTTTCTTTTTGAATTTGCGTAATGCTTGATCTACATTACCATCAATGACTATAACCTTATTACCTTTCGGTTGTTGAACATACGGTTTTTTCCTGTCGTTAAAATTTTTTCCTTTGTGTTTATTATTTCTGTTATATGTCATTTAATTGGTTGTGGGTTAATTATTAATTCCTTGTCTATATTTAGTTCCGTTAAACCCTTCTTTTTATATTTTCCTGAATTAAACATATGTGGTCGTAATACTCTTTCGATCTCCGTCTGCAAGCCACGTGCGCCAGTCTTTTGATTCATGCAGTTAATTACCATCTCCTCAATTGCATCGTCAGTAAAAGACAACTCAATCTCATCAATGCTAAAAAGATAGGTGTATTGATCAATAAAGTTATTTTTAACTGTTGTCAATACTTTGATTAGTTCTTGTTTAGATAATTCTTCTACATTAATTGTAGTAGGAAAACGACCTATAAACTCAGGTATCATTCCAAACTTCATCAAGTCACCTGCTTTGACATCTTTAAAATGTCCTGACTTTCCTTCTTCTTTTAATTCACTACCGAAACCTATATTTGTACCAGTCGTTCTAGCCTTCACAACGTCTAGTAGACCATCAAAGGCTCCACCTGCTATAAAGAGTATGTTTTTAGTATTAATCTCTATGAGGGGCTCCTGTGGGTGCTTACGTTTGCCGTGTTGAGCAACACGACATGTTGTGCCTTCTACTATCTTTAAAAGTGCTTGTTGAACGCCCTCTCCGCTTACGTCACGTGTTATAGAAACATTCTCACTCTTACGTGCTACTTTGTCTATCTCATCAATAAAGATGATTCCACGTTCTGCTTTCTCTACGTCATTGTCTGCTCTTGCTAATAATACACTTAACATGCTTTCTACATCTTCTCCGACATAACCTGCTTCTGTTAAGTTAGTAGCATCAGCAACAATAAAAGGAACATTAAGATACTTTGCAACTGTTTGTGCAAGTAACGTTTTACCACAACCAGTTGGTCCCAATAATAGTACGTTGCCTTTATGAATAGTTAAATCTTTTGGGGGAGGATTGAATACACGTTTGTAATGATTAGTGATTGCTACTGCTAGGACCTCTTTAGCACTCTTCTGGCCAACGACCCACTTGTCTAAGTGTCTCATTATAGCATAAGGTTCAACCTTCTCTATAACATCAGATTTAGAATTGCTTGTATCTTCTTTTTCTTCTTCGATTAACGTCTGACAAAGGACTACACAATCTGAACAGATTGCAACACTCTCCCCTACAATTAATTTCTGTACATTGTCTTTGTGAGTGCCACAAAAAGAACAATGAAACTCGGCTTTATCGGTCATATAAAATACTTATCTTGTTAAATTTTCAGGACAATTTTCTGCGGACATTACTGATAATGTCAACTCTGTCGTTCCATCAAACTTATCTAAATCACTCTCGTAAATAGGATATAAAATGTAACTATCGACTTGTCGATCCGTATTAAATTTTATACCCCTTCCTTTATGCGTGTATAAGGACCTACTATTGCTGAGAGATTCACCGGGTTTCGACCTTATGCCCTGCACACAAGTATTTATAGATATATCATCATGTAATGACTTAATATTTAATGACACAAACTCTCGTCTTCTAAAGACTTTTTTCAGTTCTTGCATTATCCAATTTTGACGTAAGAACCAAACTTCATTATCAAATTGAACATATAATGGATTCATGTTGTTATAAGGTTCTGCCACAAACAATGTAAGTAATTCTTGTAGGGCATTTAAATATGATTGGTCCCACCATATACTATAGGGAACTTGTAGATAAAATTTGTTAGGATCGTGGAAGTCTGCTAAAATATTAAAGTCATATGATACAATACTAAATGCCTCGTTTGGAAAATACTTCAATGTATTTTGAAGTAATTTCTTCCCGTCAATTTGTTGTTCCTTGTAAAGTCTAATCTGAGTCTTAATGTTATCTATATTAAAACTATCAGAGTTATGATTAGAACTCAATAGAAAATCTTTTAATTTAGAACTAGCAACCTCGACATCTACTGTGACATGATGCAAATCCATAACAGTAATATGATGTACAATTCTATATGATTTAATGTACCCTGCACTGTATGAAAGGATTTGATTGTGAATTATTTCTCCGTCACGTAAATGTCTTTCAGTATCAATTATTACGCCGACTTCGTTGTCGATTGCGACTTTAAATGCGTTGTCTAATGCATGATCGAGGGTAACTCCCTCTCCGCTCACTTGTATTGCTAATGCGATTGGAGAGGTTAGTAATAATAAGACAGCAAGAACTAGTCTCATATAAAGGCTCCTAGTTAAAATAAGGTGCTATATCGTTCTGAATTGTTTCTGCTCGTTCTCTATGCCATGTCGCAGTGATTTGAATCAATTGATCATCTTTCTGATCAACTTCAAAGACTGTTCCTCGCATGATTGCTTGTGCGTTCCCTCTGACTACTGTGTTGAGTTCTCTTACAGTATCATTGATATTAGAACGAACAGCAAAGTTCATGTTTGGAGTACCAGGATCTCTTGGTGCCATCGGCTCACTACTTGTAATGCCAACGACTGCTGGTAGTCTTGGAGCATTTACATTGTTTTGCCCTGTACCTTTGATTGGATTACGATAAGTGTCATCTGCTTTTTCAACATTCTGAGCCATAAGAGTTACTACTCTTTCAGTAGTAATATCTTCGTTGATGAATCTAGCAATCATTGCCATTGATTCAAGTTGACCTATTTGATTTGCAGACTGACCATTAAAATTAGTGCCACCGTTTGATGGGATAGTAATGGTTGCTTCAATCGATTTGATCTCAGACTCTTTACATGTAATATTAAGAGTCCAACCGTTTCTGTCAATACATTCCCAATTGACTCTGATACCATCGTCTTCAAAGAATGTGCTGAGTTTTTGTTGAGTGACTGCTGTAGTCTTAGGGACTTCAACGTTGTCTGCTTTTTTACCACCAAACATAGAACAACCCGTTGTGGTCATAATTAATATTGATAGTAGTGCTATACTTTTAGTTTTCATTTGTACCCTCCTAACTTGGGTATGGTTAGATTTAAACATAGTATTATTATATGTGAAATTAGAGACTTATGCAATACTTTTGGGTAAGCAATTTACCCAGAATTTTTTGTAAGATAAATCTCTACTTGGACACGTTCTGCTTCTGACAATAAATCAATATCATACTCACCTGTTTTAATTTGAGCAATTATGTACTTGATGTATTCTTCATCAAACGTGTATGAGTCTGTCGAATCTTTATCGATCTCCATCCAATCCTTGCCCTCAAATTTAAAGACACGATTTGGCATCTGATCGACTCTAACAAAGATATCTCCCTTGACTGCGATTAATGGAAATGTGGTTCCGAAACTAGTTGTGGCTTGTCGTGCACCATCATCACTTTGTAAGAATAGTTCTGGGTGCATATCTTTTAAAGCATTCTCATGTATTTGTTTGCCTTCAGGGTCAATATAATACTCACTGTCTCTTACTTTTTCATATGTGACACCTTGTGAAACTCTAGGTGCTTCTTCGACTTCTTCTTCAACTTTGTTGCCTTCATACTCTTTGAATGCTTTTTTAGTTTCTTCTATCTTGTCTAACAACTCTGGGTCATGTGTGATAGGACCTTCTACGACAGGCTCGGGTACAGGCTCACTCACCTGATCGTTTTCAACCGAGACTTTTTCTTCCTCTATCTTTTTATGATACTTGCTTAGTTCCCAATTTTGCATAGCCTCTTTTGCTTCTTCTACACTAGGTTCTAATTTTGAAAAATCTAAATCAAATCCAGACATGACATTTGCGGCATCATCTACAGCACTAGGACTAGACTTATGTATATCTGCCTGCATCTTGTCATAGTCTTCTATGTCGTTTTTACTTTTTAACATATGCTGACGACCATGTTCCGAACCAAAAGGTTCCATATCAAACCCACTTCCTAAGGGTTCAGGATCTGGATCATCGGTGGGTTCAGGCTTTTCCAGGCTTTGGTTTTCCTTTCTACGTTGTTCAAATGTATATTGCGATGCAATCAACAATAGAACTGCTAAAGGATCAAATACAAAAATGATAACCATAATCAACCAAGACACTGCGGTCTCTAGTAAATTGTTATCTGCTTCTTCTGTACCAGTAAAAAATTCTGCGATATATCTGATAGGACCTACTTCACTTTCTACTAATCTAACCGCTTGTTCAGACTCAAATTTTTCATCTTTAAGTTGGTCAATTACATTGTAGATATTATCTATATCTGCATTCCATTCATCAATCTTGTTTAAATCATCGTCTTGTGATGATGTAGATTGCTCTCTTAAACGATTAATTTCTGCATTGGCATCATTGATTGTTGTCTGTGCTTGTGCCCTATATCTATCAATGTTGCCTTGTTGTGTTGCAATATCATCTGCAATTGATTCACGTTGTGGTTTTTGCTGTTCATAGAGGGCTTCTGCTTGAGCCACATAGTCGATTGTTTCAGTCTCTGCTCGTCTAAACGTTCCACCTTCATCTGTCGTAATTACTTCAACACCTCTGTTTCTGAGGTCATTGACTGCTTCATCTAATACTGCTAATTGATCTCTTAGTCTATCTATTTGACCCTGTGCATAATCAATATCACCTTGTACTCGTTCCCATGCACCGTCTCTAATTGTTTCTTGTTGGGTAATAGATGCAGATACATCAAAGCCTTCTCCAGATTGCAGACCTGCTATACGTTCTTCTAATATTAAAATTCTGTTTTCTTCTCTTGCTATCTGCCCGTCGATTCGTTCTACAGTAGCAATAGCATCGGTTGCGTTTCCTGATGCAGTATCATGTGCCTTAGATAAAAATCCAAAGATACCAATAGATGTAATTAACATTAAAACCAGCACGGCTATACTGAGGTAAGTCTTTAACCACCATGTGGCTATACCCCAATATCTATGTAACCAAACTGCTGTAACAAGTTTGCTTACTTCTAACACCCCTCCCATAATAATGATTGGGATAACTGCCGCTGAGAAAATAGCGGCAAGACCTGATACTGAATAATAAATTGCAACACCACTAATAGTAAGTGCTGTAAATAGAGTCAGCCAGGCTATAAAGATACTTGTCTTCATATAATTGGTTTCCTTTGCGTTATCGTACATAGTATTTAGTGCGATTTTGCATGTTTAATTAGTATTATTATTTCCTATCTAGTTCAACTGCGAATAAATGACCATATGTGTCAATAAATTCTTGGTAAAACATAGTTAGTTGTCTAGGAATACCTGGACCTTGTTGTATTTTATATGTTACACAAGGAGCAATACCTTCTGAACCTTTATTTTCGATAACCTTATCTCTAAGTTTTATTTGTGTAATTTCGATAGAGTCCCCATCTGGAAATACATACTTGGCACCTACAAGTTTGTCCAAGTTTAGTTTTTTAATTTCTTCTGGCCAACTATCTGGTGTTTGATTAATGTCCAAAGTTAACTCCTAAAAAATATCCTACTAATGCACTTAAAGGAATAATAATAACTAAGTCTACCATCCAATGCAAAGCAATCGACATTGTTATAATTTCTTTCCAATGCAATTTACAAACATGCTTCCAATGATCAAACCTAGTCATCTTTATCGATAACCTCCATGTCATAAGTGACATCGAAACCACCCTTTCTCATAGTCCACCAATCGTCTTCGTCTAGGTAGTCCCAATCGATTCCGTAAAACTTATCATAACCATTTTCCTCGTAACCCATTTCTTCTAGGTCATCGACAAGTAAATCTCCTGATACAAGATCATCAAAAATTTGTTGAACTTCTTTATCAGACTTATCTGGAAAAATATCTTTAAGATATGCTATATCAATTTCTAATTGATATTTTCGTTGAACTTGATGCCACTCAGACATCGTTGCTACGATTACTTTTGACATTTAATAACCTGATGTCCAGTGAGCATATTCTTGGTCACAATTATACTCACCACAGCAACATTGACCATCGTCAACATTTACATAATCTTCATCACCAGGTTGTGCTGGAAGCATATCTGCTAATGTATGTAAGTTGCCTTCTTTGTCTGTAAACTCATACTTAGTATGAGATTGTGGCGCTTCTATTTTTTCTATTGCCATATCTTTCTCCTATTTGTCGTCCCTAAATCTGACAAATCTAGGGAATCTTAAACTGTATGAACCGTCCTGATTTTGAGATACTGCATCACATAATACTTCAGCAGTCTCGCCAATAACATCATCAGATGCTGACCAGAACTCGTCTCGTTGTTCGTCTGAAAATCCAGACCCAACATTTACTTTGATAAGTTTGCCATCGTCTGTACCTTGACAAACTAATGCACCCAGTCTACCTTCATTACGACCAGTACCCTGTTCTAATTCAATGACTTCTAAGTCTACAGTAATAGTAGGCTTCCATTTCATCCAGAAGAGGTTACGTTTACATTCGTAAGGAGCCTCTAAGTCTTTGATCATAATGCCCTCGAATCCTGCATTGACCATATCGTTAGAGTATGTCTTAAGTTCTTGCTTACCTTCATCAGTGTCTAAGTCAACAATGATGTGCGACATAGTTTCTAGTGAACTAAGATCAGCAAACAAGGGTGCTAAGTTATTCATTGCAGTAACACGTTTTCTAAATTGTGCGTTGCAATGTCCACGTTGAAAGTCTGCTAATGGCATGACATCGAATACATGAAATACTGTATCATCAGCCTTAGCATCAGTTTTTCTACGTGCTTGTGTCATCAATTCATTGAATGATGCACCAACTACTTCACCATCGAACACAAATCCGTTTCTGCAATTTCCGATATCCTTGCCTAACAAGGTAATTATTTTTCTTACATTACTAATTACTTGTGCTTCAATATGAGTGAAGTTCTCAAATACTTTTCCATTACGACTGTAACATGTTGCAATTGGCTCAGGATGATCATACATGCCTGGCTCAAATGATACTACCATCAGAACTCTGACACCATCTAATTTTGGTTCCAGTCTTTTAGTGCCTGACATTTCAGGGCGACCTTCTGAGTTAGTAGCAAGTTGACATTTGAAAACTGGTACTTCGTAGTCAGTCTTTTTGCAAACTTTGTTAATTGTAGCAACAGAAAATCCTGCACGTAAATCTCTGCGAATGACTGGAGCACAAAAGTTGTTCCATTCATCATCAGTAAATCGTACAGCCATTTCTTCTACTGCTTCGATAGCGGCATTACCAGTTAACTTGCGTTCTTTAAGTTCTTCTAGTAATGCAATAAAGTCTTCCCAAGGATTCTCCTCAGCAAAACAATTATCTTCTGCTTCAGTAGGACGTTGAATAGAGACTTGTCGTTGACCTGTCTCAGTATCTTCGATTACTTCAGTAGTAGTTGAAGTCTTAGAAGGAACCTTACGCACACCAAATGTAACGTAAGGATTGTAGCACATGCCTGCAAGTTTTAGAAACGTATCTGCATTGTCACTACCTAATACGGCAGCCTCTAATGCTTGTTTCAAAACATCCTGTTTATGAAGTTTTGAATTAGATTCGTTAAGTTTATGTATCCAACTTGCACTCATATGCTTCTCCTAATTATTGATAATATGCTACTATTATACATCCAAACTGTTTGAATGTCAACCCCTAGGTTGATTAAAAGCGGCAACTGCTTGGTCCCACCATATGGATAGTTGAGTGACTCCTGCGGTCACAACGTCTCCAACGGCACCTGCTCCGCCGTACATAAATGTACAAAGTAGATATCCTACGACAAAGCCTATTGCTAGATTTTTCATTTTTCCTCCATTACTTTAACACGATTCAACTGGGTGGTCACTAGTCCATCATCGTCAGTGCGATGACCTTTGACTGTGCCCTTAATTCTAAGTTCAGTGTCTACTGCTGGATGCAAAGTAGAAGAGGCAAAAAAGACTACGTTACCAGTGCTGGTCTTAGCAGTGATAAAGTAGCAATTATACCTGTGTGACAGAATGGTTCTGAGGACAGTAATGTCTAACTCTAATCTGTCTTTGATTTTACCGATAGCAGTAGAAGTCTTAGACTCCTCAGCAATTCGGTCCTCTTGACCTTTTTTAACAATAGCACGGTCATATGCTTTTGGAAGACTTGCGATCATACCGAAATCACTTGAATTGGTGATCGTGTCTTTATCTGCTAATGCCATAGCAGACTTATCAAAATCTGACATCCAACCACCTTGCAACATTTTAAATGTCAAGGCTTTGAAGTGTTGACGAACTTGAACACCAAGATTCTTGGTAGTAGCATCAACACCCTTAAGGTTGTTCTCCAAAAGGTCGAACATGATATCACGGTTGGATTTTACTTTGTCAGAGCCCTCATGTGCCTTTACATAAGTCTTGCCGTTAAGCAAGTATGCTTTCGCAGAAGCGGCCCAAACATCGTTGGCTGAATATTCGATTCTGTTTCTACCCATAGTTCTCATTCCTTATGCACTCCAGTATGATTCTGAAAGTGTTGACATGTAGTGAGGAGTATTGATTCCCTCAGTTACAGTGATTTTTTTACCAGTGCCTGGGCAGATGCCAGTCTTAGTAATCATTGGTTCAACGTAATCTTCGACAGCAACAATCGTATAAGATGATGCAAACTGCTTATGAGTAAGATTAAACTGAGGCTCAGTAGCATCACGGTATGCATTATGCATTGGAGCCGCATACTCAGGCTCACCATTTGCTACACATTCAGCAACTTGCTCATAAGCCTTTTGATAATACTTTACAGTACGGGTAATGCCTGCTTTAGCGGCACCTACAGTCTTGTACTGAGTAGAGGCATAACTCTTTTTGTTAGGCTCTCTGTGGATTGCTTGATTAGTGTTGTCGATGATTAAATACATTCCTTCTCCTTGATTGTTCATAATATACATATATTATACGCAAAAATGTACCCAAAGTCAAGCCTTTTATCCAATTATTTTCACTTTTTTACTGTAATAAAATCAGTCACTTATCTCATCAGAGTCTTTTATAACTCTTAAATGTGGTTTTTTAATTGGTTTTATCTCATTTACTATTGGACGAATGTACGTTCCTTCAGTGGCCTTGATCTCGCATTGTGACTTTACATGCTTAGATAACTGCTCAAGTAGGATACAAATGTCATCTTTAACATGTTGTTCCTGTGTGTCAAGCCAGCCTTGAAGTTCGTCAACACCCCCATTGTATAGCAATTGTGCTATCCATTTTACATTAGCCTGATATCGACCCTCATTCCAAATACTCATTAGTGATTTCTCCCTCCGTCAAATACACAGACAAAATACAAACCGAAGACTCCTGTATTGAAGACTCTGTGAAACTCTCCATCATTGATGCAAACTACATCTCCTTCTTTAACAGGAAATCGTTCGCCGTCTATTTCCATTTCACCTTTACCTTTGTGAAAGAAATAAACTTCTTCTTGACCTGAATGTGTATGGCCATTTGTACTTTGATTTGCTCTCAGCATTGTACTACTAAGTATTAAGTTATCACCAAATGCATTGTCTTTCAATACATATTGGTCATTATCTTTAATTACCTTTCCACCAATGTCTTCCATTTTTACCTTTTGCATTACTCATACTCCGGATTGTATTGTTCATATTCGCCTGTATACCAGTGTTTAATAATCTTTTCTGCTGGCTTGCCCCTCACTGATTGTGAGATATTTGGGAAACCTTCTAAACCCCAATTAAGAGATTCTCTGCTGTCAGGTATCAATGTATCAGATAACCAGTAAGCCGTACTTGCTGTTGTGCCTCTTGTATCAAACCAAGGATCACTGTCAATTGCTCTAAGCATACCTTCTATAAAAATTGCTTGTGCTGAAAAATCTGTCGGTATGTTATGTTGAAGACAACCGTCATATTCTATATCTCTATAGGAACCTTCGACACAAAAGCCATCTTCTATCCAGCCTCTACTTAAAAACATTTTATGACTTTGTGCAAACAGATTCCAAATTACTGGGGGAAGATCATATGTACTATACTCCCAACATGGTTGCTGAGTATAACACATCCAAGTATTATAAATCCCTTTTGAATATTCTTTTACTTTTTGCTCCATCAACTCGACTGTGGCATCTTGCTCTTCACCGTCTTGTAGCATATTAGGTAAACTGATAATAACTCCGTCGACTTCATCAAAGACACGTTTGTCATTCCATATAACGCCTTCTCCTACATATACTTCACCACTGAATCTTGCTTTGATTTCTGATACAATACCACCCATGCGTTCCATGTAATATGCTTTCAGCCAATCGGATTCGTTTTGATCTGCTTCACGTTGAAGTCCACAGAAACAAACCCACATAGCACTCCAGTCTGCTGACATAGATGCTACTCCTAATTGTTCTAATCTTTGGGCTTCCCATATCATGTGTTTTTCGTGGGTATCCATAATTCTTTTTAGCAATGCTCGGTCAACATAGACCATGCCATCGAATGGAAACAAAAATGTATTAGTATCATCTAATGCTAAAAACTGCCATGCATAATGCATATTCATGCCTAGTTCTTGTGCAGTTTCTGCAATGAATTCTATCTGCCAATCACTTATATGTTTACGACTATGATTGATTTCCCATGTTTCTGCTGTATGATCGTCCCAATAGCCAAAGTTATATACCCATGCAGTATCTACTCCATGCTCTTTTAATCGGCGCAGAGTTGTTCGATACATTAGTTTAACATATTCTTGCATAGTGCAATTGGTTACTTTGTTAGTCTTATCTTCATAATTATAGAATATCCATTCGACTCCATAATCTTTAAAACCGATTGCTCTAAGATGATCGTCTCCAAAAGAGTTTTGTGGCATAGGTATATCAAAGTCACCCAAGTATTCTTCTTTGATTTTTGCATCGTGTGGATTAGTACAAGAGCCTTCACTGTCTTCATCACTGACAGTAACATCTACACTTGCAGTACCACCTGAGCAGTTAAGAGAGAACGTATACTCACCATAACTATCTAATGTGATGTTCTCACTACCACTTAATGACTTACTGCCTGACCAAGATCCTGATGCAGTACATGATGATGCGTTTGAACTAGACCAGGTTAGTGTAAAACTATCACCGACTACAACACTTGTTTTACTTGACGATAACGATACAGATGCGTTAGAATTATTACCACTTCCTGTGCTTCCTCCACCTGATACACTTCCTCCAATAATGGCACCTGCTACATCAGTGCCTCCACTACTCCCTCCACCACATGCAGTAAGAATTCCTAGTAAGGGTATGAGTATAATGTGTCTATAAAATGTCATTCTGTGTACCTATATGTGTCAAGTGTTTATATAGTATACATAAAAAGGTGACCAAAGTCAATAGAAAAATGCCCAAATCTTGCGAAATGGGCATTTTTGTTTTTGAGTCTTCTCTGAGGAACTGTTGTTACTGGATTTAAATCCCGATTTGTCCGATTGAGTGAACCATGATCCAAGTAGTTGTTACGAATAACATTACTTCACCTAATTTCTCTCCATCAAACGAACAGTGTTGCTTCATGCTTAAGAGTTTTTTCAATGTCGTCTCCGTGTGTGTATTGCAAAGGTTGTATTTTGAACGTACCTAAAAACGGTTTTTTCAAATGCGTAAAAAATACGACTATGTAGGACCCTCCTACATTGACTATTTATGCCTCATTTCTAAATATGATACTTTTCGTAGCAAAGTGTCATAGTGTGTCATACCATGGCATATTTTAAAACTGACACCTGTTATAAGTGTCATAAAGTGTCATACTATTTTTTGGGTTTAGTGTCTAGGTACTCTTTTAATGTGCCTTGGAAAGTAATCATCATTGCAGTTTTATGGTCGTAAACTCTTATAAAAGGTTCGCCCTTTTTACCTCTTACTTTATGGACACCGAGATAATAAGGACAATCTATTTTTTTGATAATATCTGAGATAAATGCTTCTGGAGCAATAATCTTGCGTTTACCTTTTTTCTCAAGACCTAATGGAAAATCATAATATTCCAGTTTTGCTAAGTTGAATAAATTAAGTCCTTCATCACTTAGTCTTAATCCTTGTCCGCCTCTACCAGTCAACCACATTTTAAAAATGACATCGCCTAATGGCATATTCGGAGGTACTGCTCCTTCTGGTATAGCATTAAGGATTGCTTGGGTAATTTCTTTCTTAGACTTAGGAAACTTCATCCGGATATACTGTACGTCCGGTGTTTAAGAATACGACAGTAAACATGTCTGTTTTAAATTGTGCATTTAATTTACGACATAAATTACGTGCATGACCAGGATTAGAGAAACTTGTTTTCTTATACTTTGGTGCCGCGTCACTAGTTAAGTAATGAGACGATTTTAAATTGATGGGCTGGTCATCATAGTAGACTGCCCAAATTCCAGACGCCTCAATAATCTGATCACACTTGTACGTTTCTTTATCCACGTACTCTAATATAACGTGTGGTTGACTTCTACTCACTTAAAGGACCCGCCTTTAACTTGTACATCAATTGTTTCTTCATTATCCTTTTCCTTCTTCAATTCATGCAAATCTGATAACAACATAACTAATTCGTCTCGCAAACCTCTGGCTTGATCGATGGGAAGAACCACTGTAGTAGTTTTCTTGCTTTCTCCCATTGACACCTTGTTCACAAAATCTTTTATGTGTAACATAATATGCTTATATATTTATCAGATTTTTTGCTTCGGCCTTTGTTTTAAAGGGTCCTTTGTATGGATATCGTTGTATAAAGATGTATTTTGGGCAAAAAATGACTTGCTCTACACCATTGTGTTCAACTACAAAATAGCCTGCGGCATGAAAACACTTAGACTTTTTAGTCTTGGTAAAGACATGTAATCCACGTTTAACATCGAAAACAGAGTTGTAAGTTCTCGCAGTAGTAGGATACTCAGGGTAGGGAGTCTCTATATTTTTCTTAGACTCTTTGGGTGTAACAAACTTTATCTTTGTGTTCTTTTGAATCTTTTTGATAGATTCAAATTCAAACACTTCATCTTGTAGAGTAACATTAAATGTTCCTACATTGTTTGCAAATACATTACCGACTTTTCTTTCGCCGTCTTTTAAAATCCAAAACTCATCATCTTTGATAGGCTTTGCAGTCAATTCTACATCTAATATCATTTTTTCTCCATTAAGTTCGTAAACGTAAATTTTGTTCTCAGTTTTAACCATCTGCTAGTTTCCCTGAGTATGGTGCGTTCAACCATTTAGAATAACTATCTGCTTGATCACTGATTCTGTTAAGTTCATACTTGCCACAAAAACGCATGAAGTGTACACCTACTTGAGGGACTTCTTTCTTTTCAGTCACGCCATTTTTGATATTAGTATCAACTTGATTTCTGATAGCCTCGGGTTGTGCTGTCAAGTCAATCAACACACGATTGCGTTCATAGTCTTCACGCACTCTATGTTCGACTTCATTATGATCAGTCCAACGTTGTAACATAATGTTATTCCAGTTGAATCCACCTTTTTCTTTATCTGCATATGCTTCTAGCAAACCTGTTTTGTTCTTAGTACCCTTCTTACGTACACCTGGATATGCACTAAACACATTGTCAGTAGTGTCACCACGCATACATTTTTCAAACAGTAGATAAGCAGGGTCTTCAAGTAACTTGGGTTCACCTGTCTTCTTATCTTTGATTGGACGATTTTTGTCATCAAAGTAACCATCTAAACAGATAAACTGATTTGACACACCGTTGTATTGATGTACATTTTCTGCGATAAGTTGAACATAGTCTGAGTCACTAGATATAATGACATGCTCATCATCAGGATGTAATGCAATGAAACGAGCAATCAAATCGTCAGCCTCAGCATTGGGATCTCGTAAGACACTACAGTTAGTCTTGTCTTTGAGATACGTTGTAAATGTTTCATAAGTCTCCCAGAACATTTCATTTTCTTCTTGCTCTGCTTCAGTCAATGACTGAGCCGCAACCTTACGATTTGCTTTGTAAGGTGTGTAAAACTCTTTACGCCATGAACGACCCTCTAAACAGAATACGACATGATCGATACCGAATCTACGCACAGCCTGATTGGCAGATGCTAACTGTAGATGCAGTGCCATGCCTATCTTTTCCCAAGTATTTGAGTTACGACTTGCGACATGACGGGCACGAAAGAACGTGTTTGCTGAACGTGTTTGCTGTGTCTATAAGGGCATATTTCATACGAGTCTCTTATTTATCATTTAATAATATACTATTATACGCAAAATATACGCATATTGCAAGCCTTTATGGGTAAAATGGGTAAATTAATCTGCGTTGTGATCGCCGATCATAAATCGGAAACTTTGCGAACATCTTCCGTTCTGGGCAATAAGATAATTAAAGTTGTGTTCTAGTCTAGGAAGAAGTTCTTTTTGGGCTTCTAACCACCATTCATCAGTCTGACTACATAACCTTTCGATTTCTTCAGCAATTGCAACTGCTCTATCTTCGTCATTTTCGATCAAGTCATATGCTTCATTAATCCATGGCGAAAAGGTCTTATATCCTGTTTCTCTTAACACTGCTAAAGAACCGGGCATACCACACAAAACAAAAGGAACTTTTGCTAAGATAAATTTATATGTTTTTTCGGTAAATGTAATACAGTCTATAAAGTTAGTATCTATATTGATTGGAAATTCATACTCTAACTCACTAAATTTATAATCCTTATCATATATTTCAGGGTGAGTTTTATTAGTTATATCTTGCAAGTATTTCGTTTCAGTAATAATAGCAAAATAACATTTACTAACATGATCTATAGTATCTTCACCTAAAGATATCCATTGATCTTGGTCCATAAAAAAATTATTTAAATCAAAATTCTGAGCAGTATCACCTTGGTAATCTCTGCTTCCTAGACCTTTTAAACTTAAAGTTAAGTCTTTATTGTTAACTAATGCTTGAAAAATTTCTTGTCCCGTTTCAGGATAATGGGTCTGGGTAAAAGGATTATTAGGATCAGCAAACTGTTCAACAGAACCACTCCAATCTTCTTCTTTAAGGTTCAACGACATTAGTCCATGTGGATGCAAATCTCGTCTGATTATTTGTCCTACAAAATAAACTCTGTTTATTTTAGGATGATTGTTGTAGAATAAAAATTTATAGGGTTTAATTTTTGGTTTACTGTTTAGTTTTCTTAATGCTTTTTGTTCCCCTTCATCGGCCCTAGACCATTGACTATTAAGGGTGTCTTCTAATCCATTGGAACATATCTGAGACATCCACATCATTAATTTATATTTTTTGGTGTGTTCTATCATATATCGATAGTTTTTAGTATGAGGAGCACATGCCCAAATCATCACAAAATGATTGGGAGTTACTACAGGATTATCCGGGTCTGATAAGTAACCATGATTTATGTAATTAAACACATCAGACCAAAATTTCAAATCTAAAAAGGTATAACCTTCTGAGGCTTGTTTTAAAACAAACTTGTTTTTACCTCTTTCTTGTGCTTTTTCCCATATATAATCGCCTATAGTGGTAACTAGGTGA